ACTACTTGTAGTAGCTCCTCTACCTAACTGGAATACTTTAGCATTTGTCATATATGCTGATGGATCAGTTGCACCAAGATTGGTGTCCAACTTAGCAATTAAATTTGCCCACTCTTCAAATGCATTTCTTAACACAAATCCTTCATCGTTGATCACTGTTACTGTCCATGTATCAATTGTACGGTCTCCAGCAACTTTAAAAATACGACCCCTAAACGGAACATCGATATTTGCGACATTTTGTGCTGGCAATTGAGCTGCCTTACACATATATCTAAAACTATCTGCGTCCCAAGCAATCCCTGCAGGTAGAGTTGTGAGCTCTACCTCGAACAGATTGGGTCTTGCACCACCACCGATGAGTGCCGACTTAAATTGAGAAATAGTTTTGTTTTCTCTTGAGGTTGCCATGATTTTTTAATCTCCTATGTTAGTTATTTAGATGAATTTTACGATTAAACTCGACCAGCTACTTCTTCAAATGAAACTCCAGTTCTAGTAGCAACGAATGTAAGAGTTACATAGTTGATAGACTTGGCAGGTTTCAGATAGATGTCTGCTCTAAATTCATTATTATCAATAACATCAGGAGTATTATTTGTAGTGTCGCAAACAACTAGGAATCCGTAGAGTCCACGTTTTGCTTCGACATCTCTCAAATAAGGTTCAACAATGTTTCTAAAGTTTGCTCTTGTTAACTCATCGTTGAGTTCGAAGAGTTGTGCTTCAGCAGATCTTTGTAGTGCTTGCTCAATTGTAAGGAACAGGCGACGAACGTTGATTCTGTCAAATGCAGATGCATAACCAAGTGCAGTCTTATCACCAAAGAGCATAGTACCAACACCAGGTTTTGTGATTATGGAGTTGACTCTTTGTGGATAAAGAATGTCTCTTTGATCCTTAGTTGGATTATATGCAAGTTTAATTGCATTATTAATGATACCTCTTTGCTGTCCAGCAGGAGAGAACCAAGGATAAGCAACGATATTTGTGCGACACATTAAACCAGCAACGTCTGCGTTACATGGAATGTATCTAAATTCGTTATTAAATCTGTCGTATGTATACTTGTAACCACTATCGAAGATTCCGTAAGAGGAAGATGATAGAGGACTGAAGTATTCTACTAAGTTATCAGTTTGTGTTGTTGTGTTTGTAATGTTTACAAGGTCTGCTCTATGAGGACCAACAACTGCAACACAATCCTTTCTCTCATTAGCAAGAGAGATTAGATAATTTGCTTTGGTCTGAGATAGGTTCTTAGCACCTAAACCAGGCCCCATTATTAGATAATCAACTGCAATCTCATCTTTGTTCTCAAAGAGTTTGTAAGATGTTTGTAGATCACCTAATGTAGCAGTCATTCCACCATTTTCACCAATGATTGGAATACCTGCGGAGTAGTCTTCACCACCACCAAGTGTATATGTAACATTTCCTATTGCAGAGAATGTATTATCCTGTGCAGGTTGTCCCCATAAACCTTGAGCAGTTGTGAATTTAGTGAATGCAGTACCGAATCCAGTTGCTCTTGGCTCTGTATTCCAGTAGTTATCTCTAGCATTTGATGGATTGTATCCAGCATATACATTGTCTGAGAAATCTGCAATGTAATTCTTGTAGTAGTTCTTCTGAGGAGAATTTACAGATGATATCGAATCGACTGCCTTAGAAAGACCTACGTGCTTCTCAATTACGTTACCTTTAATTCCAGTAACACTACCATAATCATCTACAACAGCAACGTGTAATGAATCACCTTCTCCATTTCTACCTGTTGTATAAACATTAGAAACAGGTTTTGGTGCGATTGACTTCCAATAGATTGTTGCGTTATCTAATGTAAGTGTTTGTGCATTGTACCAGTCAACAGATGTTGCAGCACTTGCAGAAACTGCAGTATTGACAGCATTTGGAGCACCAGTGTTAACACCAACGTTATCTACAAACCAAAGAGTATCAGATGCTTGGAATGATGCATATGAAGTTGACTCTTTATAATCAATCTTAGTCTCAGCGTATGTTCCAGTTGTACCAGCAGCACCAGTTACACGAGAAACAACTTTAACATCGAAGGTTGAAGCACCATTAGTTGCATCAGTTGATACACCAGTGATAATTCCTTTTAAATATCCATTGAATGTGGAAGTGGTTCCTGCACCAGGAATAACTTCATTTATTAAGGCAGAGGTAACACCGTTACCAACTTTAACACCATAGTCCCAAAGACTTGTTGTGGTGATACCTATTGTTTGGTCTGCTAAGTCATCAATGACACAGACTTTTAAACCGTTTGACCAAGAACCAGGAGTCTTTGCTGCCCATGAGAAATCAGAAGTTGATGTCCAACTTGCTTGATAGTCATCATAGTTCTTAATTTTTGTTGTTGTTTCAGAAGCAACACCAACACCAGCATTTCCAGTATTTAAGTTCGTATTATCAGTTCTTACAACCTTTAAAACTCCCCCATATGAAAGGTAAGATGCGGCACTCATCCAATACTCATATTGAGCATCTGTAGAAAGAGGCTTACCAAATGTATTGATAAGGTCTTCTTCTGTTGAAATATCAATTGGGTCGTCGATTGGTCCAATGCGGAATGGGCCTGCTATTGCACCGATGTTATCCAATACATTATCAGCTCTTCCTACTGTTAAGTCAACCTCCCTGGTTAACACTCCAGGAGACAATTGAGGAGTAGCCATGCTTTTTTTCTCCGATTCTCAGATTTATCTAAAAATTATTTATTGTTTTGGGTGTTTACATATAGTTCCACATATAATCCATACCACCACCTTTGTCACCATACTCATCCGTATGCCATCTATTACCTTCATTATCGGTAAAACTTTCTTCATCTAACCCATCAGCAATAAAACCAAATGGTGCCATATCTTGCTCAATCTGATTTTTCTGCTCATCATATAACCTTTTCCTAACATCTTGGTCAGTAAGTTCCTTAAAGTAATCCTGTGCAACTAACCACGCATATATTACAAGACACATTGCAAGGTCATCATTACATCCTTCTTCTGCCTCAAATGAATTACTCTTTTGAATAAATGTAGTTAATTCACTTAATATTTCATAGTCACTGAATATTAATTTATCAGACTCAATAATAGTCTTTAAGTTAAGAGAACCAACTTTCTTTACAGTCTTGGACATCTTAACACCAAGTTGCGTCTTCTTACCAGAAAATCCTTGACCCACAACCTGACCTGCTCTACCTCTCATAGAACACATCAAGAGGTTTTCATATTCTAAATCATAATTTATAATTGATGCTACTTGATCACCAACATCATTTACCTCACAAAGAATGAATGCTTGATTATATTTTGTTGCTATTTCATATATGATACTAGGAAATAGCATAGGTTTAATATCATTACTCCTATACTTTGCTACTACCTTATGAGGAAACTGGGTAATATCTATAACTACAAAAGCAGAGAAATCTTTTTCAACTCCTCTTGCAACGTCTACTGTAATCGCATAATCGTGTTTAGTTTCTGGTTCGTGGTATACATCCAATCCAGCATTTGATGTCTTTGGGTTCTCATATACAAGAGATCTTAATTTGCTAGGTGCAATAAGAGTATCAACAGAACCTAAGAACTCACATTCAAACTCAACTTTAAACTGTGCTTCAGAAGTGTTAGCAATAGTTTGCTCTTTCCACTTCTCATCCCTACCTGGAACTTCTGACCAATGCACATCAGTTGGTATATATTCATTCTTCCCTCTTTCTGCGTCGTGCCAATACCTATAAAAATGATTCATCCCGTGAGGGGTAGAAACCATTATGACTTTCGTGCTCTTACCAGAAGTAATAGTAGGATAAACAGAGGCAAAAAACGAATCAGCAATATGATTTGGTACGAATGCAAACTCATCCAAAAACAAGATATTGAATGACATTCCTCGAACAGCTGAGGCACTAGTCGAAGCAGCCAAGATTTTGGAACCATTCTCTAACTCCAATGAACCTCTATTCCAAGACAAGACACCTTGTTGCATCCATTTAGGAACATTCTCATATGC